CTAGCAATAAACAATCTGCTTGTATTGTGTCAATAAGGTTTTGTACTCTTAAATCTCTTTCAGCAGTTTTAGGGGTCTGATATTTCAAGACCCTTAAACTATCTGCCATCTTTTTGATGGAATCTATCTTATCGCAAAATGCACTAATCTTGTGATTCATTCTCTTTACCTTTAAACATTGTAAACGGCCATTTAGTCTTCATTTCCGCCCAACTATTTGCTTGGTACTCTTTAGTTTTTTCAACTTCGTTACCTATAAAAGTAACCAGTTTACCTGGTACTTCAGCAACATTTGAAACAAACTCTTGTGGAGTAATCACTTTTTCTTCCGATTTTGCAATGCCTGTAATTAGCAAAAACGCTAACGCTGCTATTGCAATCATTATTGTTTCTTTTAACTTCATACTTTTCTCCCTGCTGTTTTAATATCCTCTTTAGCGACTACCATATAAGGACCTTTATTATAAGCTGGTGCAATTGTAAAGTTCTTACTCGCCTCAATCTTCCAACTATTGTCAGGTTTTGTACCACCTTGACCAATTTTATTTGACAATTGTATATTAGGTTGTGGAGCTTCGTATGTTCTCTCTGCTATATCAATTGTATATCTACCGTCTGTAGTTAATTTAATTCTACCATTATCATCACAATCAAAACCTAGTTTTTTTAGGTACTTGATATGTTTTGCAAGAGCCTCAAGGTAACTTTTCGTAGGCTTTCTTCTTCTCGCCTTACGAATTGCACCACTAGAATTGTTTGTGTAAATAATTGCCATTAAGCCATCGCCTCAACTTTTTCTTCAAGTGTTTTAGCATTCTTATCTTCGTCTGAATAACCCTCTACACCAAAGTCATTTTCAATTTGTAGTTGGTCATATGATTTACCAAATACTTTGTAATAAAAATAATCTCTAGGATTTGTTTGAATATAAGCGTTGAGTAAATTCTCAAAATTAATATTTACATCTTCTAGTGCTTTTGGCATAGTTTTTTTAAGATTAATCATATCTTTTAACATAGCAACACGGTGTTTATGTACTTTGTTGTCGTCACCTTTGCCTAGTTTAGTATCTTTCGCTTTTGCCTCTGCAAATTCAGCGAAAATCATGTCTTTTGTGTATGTAAATTGTGTCATAATATAATAGTCCTTTGTTAGTTTGTTAATAATCTCTTAATAGTATCATAAATTGCCAAAATTGGCAAGCCCCATAAAAAAGCACGGTTTTCAACGCTTTTTGGGAAAAAATAAGCGCCAGGATGCACCAGGATTGGCGAATCGTAGCTGTCGAAGGTGTTTGTATAGCCCTTAAATTGCGTTTTATCCAAAGTGTTCCACTCCGCCTTCCTGTTCTTCTTCATACGGAACAGCCATATTCTCTTGTTTTTTACTCTCTTCCTCTGCCCATTTCTCAAATTCGTCAATTTCTTTTTGATATCCTGCAATCTTCTCATTACATTTATCAATAATCAAATACCTTGGTAATTGGTCATGGACCATTTCTCTAATTTCTTCTAACTCTTCCTTGAATTTCATTTGGTCAATCATTTCACACTCCTTTTTTGACTTTCATAATTGTTTACAAATACTCTAATCAACCTTGATACATCTACCTCTTCGGTTTTTAATGACCTAGGGTTTTTAAAACTCACTTTACAATCATTCACTTTTGCATATGTCATATTTTTTTGGTCTATGACTCTGGCGTCATCTGTATTCTTACGCCAATCGTGTGAAGAATAACCTAATACATCAATACTCATTATTTGTCCTCACTTGACATTAGTAAAACAATATAGTGAATAGCTTTTAAAAGGTCTTTTCTATTACGACCAGCTTTCTTACCATACCTACAAAGGTATTTAATTGCATTTGCTTGACAAAAATCTTTATCAATATTAAGGTGCCTTAACATATCTTGCACCTGAAAACCATCTTTTGTGGTACTATAGTGTTCACCATAAGTACCTTTGATATAGTCGTGGATTTCTTTAACTATTTTATCTTCATTATATTTCATTATATACTTTCTGCATAATCATATGCTGTTTTTTCGGCTTCATCTTCTGTTGACACAAACTCTTGTGATTGTAGATAATCGCCTTTATCTTCTTCGCTTTCATCAAAATAGACTTCATAAAGATTTTTGTCATCTTTACCGTCTTCTAATTTTCTCCAGTAACCTATTTTGTCACCATCAACATTAAATATATCTTTATCTGTATCTATTACTTCCACCATTCGTTCTCCTGTTCGATAGCAATATCAACATCTGATTTTTCTTTTTCAGTTATATTATCTTCAATTTGATTGAAGTAACACCAGTAAGTACCTTTGTCGCCTGTATATGTAATGGCGCCAGTATAACCTAAACTTGTGTCATATGTTTTTGCATTTAAGGCTGTATCATTCTCAGCCGCTATATCAGTTGCTTCAGTAGCAATACCGATATTAATTATCTCACCACTTCTACCGTGGTTTGCTTTGATTGTATCTCCAACATTTATTATCATATTATTCCTCCCATTAATTTAGTTACTTCGTTGTTGAAATCATGTTTAAAAAATTTTCTTGTATTATATCTTTGACCATAGTCTGTATAAAAATCTCTTTCTCCCATTTGGCAATAAACACCAAACTCGTCACCATAAGTTTTGTAATACTCTGTACCATGTATCATATTCACTTCGGAATAGTTTTCATAATTACTAGCAGTTTCTACATAGTTCTTATCACAAAATTCTTTTACTTTCTTTTGAAAGTCTTTATTATTCAATCTATTCAATTGAGATAAAGGAACATTTCTGAATATAGTATAATTAATGAAGAAATAATCATGTTCTTCACTATCATAATATTGTCTTTGATAGACTAAATGTATAGTTCCTTCTTTTGACATTAGGCAGATACCTTTTGCATTTTTAAATAGTCTTCTTTACCATAGTAAAGCACTTCTTCAACATTGTATTCGTCAATGTCAATAAGTTCTTTAGCTTCGATATTAAGAAGTTTAGTTGTTGCGTCTTTCTCGCTAATTTTATCAGTAGCGTAATCGGCAATAATTTGGTCAGCAGCTTTTTCAGCTTCGTCCCAATAGTAGTTTTTAGTTTTAGACATAGTGTTTCCTTTCGTTATTTAAGTTATTCATTAGTAAGTCAATAAGGTTATTATACAGGTATTTTTTGCATTTGGCAACCTTTTTTTCATATCTTTTTTTAAGTATTTCACGCTTTATTTGTGTGTAATTCTTTATCATATACACATATCCTATCATACCTGGAGCCAGAGTCAAGCACTTTTTTCACTTTTTTTAAATAAAAAAGCAAGTAAAATCAACGATTTATAAATTATTTTGTTCTGGTTTTGTTCTAAAACACTATTTCCAAGCGTTTTTTACCCATTCCATGTCGGATTCGTGTGGATTTGGCTGTCCGTGGAACACGGTTACTAACGATTCGCCATTATGTTCAAAGGTCCACTTGCCTTTGTGGTATCTTTCACCTTTTCTATCATGCCATTTATATGATTGTGTCCAAGCGTCTGGAAACGACCTAGTTTCATCATGTTTCATTATGATGTCCGATATCACATTCTGGTCTCCTGCTAATTTAAGCCAGTCAGCCTTTCGTTCCAGAAAGGGTTTCCATAGTTTTCTAGTCATTGGTTCATGTTTAAATTTAAACACGCTAGAGTTGAATATCTTGGTCATTGGATTAAAGTCATTCATACCAACAAAGTCAGCCTTTGGTTCATGGTCAAAGAAACAATCTATATTGCCTGTAATCACAACATCTAAATCCATGTATAAAGTATCACCTACAAGACCATTATCAGGATGAAATAGTTGCATTTTATTCCACCAGCCTTCTAAATTAAATAGTGGAAACTTTCTAAAATTAATATGTGTATCTTTTATTATTTGTGTAGGATTAGGATGGTCTGTAAAACAATAAAAGTTATGAAGAACGGTACTATGTCTTTGTACCATGTTGTACAGTTTTTGTACATACTCTAATTTATATTTTGTACCATAACAAACGCAAGCAAAATTCATACTATTAACCAATTATACATAGCCCTCATACTAAAAATTAAATACATAAACTCCATAAGAGTTCGTGGCCAATCTCTATCTTTATAACCAAAATATACCCACATTACACAGGCAACCACACTAAACAACCAGCCAACCCATTGTGTAGAAATATTAGCTGATGATAAAATAAAAACAGACAACATGGCAAGGCCAAAACCTATCCATCTTGCACCATTTAAATCTCTATAATATCGTATCTTCATTTTGTCTTTTAAGTATTTCACAGGCGATACCACTCCCTATCTCGTCTAATGTAAATTGATTTTCTACTATACAGTTTATCCATTCATTGATAATCTGTTTATTTGGTTTCATTGGACTTTCTATATTACTTATATCTGTATTTGATACAGGCGAAGCAATATTATCTATGTCTGTAAATGCTGGTACACCAAATTTAATTGCGTCAATAGCTGATAATGACATATTAGTTACCAAGGCATGAGCACCTTTTAGTTCATCTTTTATATCTGTATTCCACCACTTATTACCAGGTCGTGGTTTGTTTCTCATTCTAATTGGTCTATCTGTATATTGTAATAAAGTATTACCTGTTTCTGTAATCCATTCTTCTTGTGTCATATTATTTTGTCTAAATGTAACAGTTGGAGATGAAGGACATAATAAAATATAACCATCATTATTTTTCCAATCTTCTATGTTTGTATCAATACCCTTATTACTTAAATCTTTTAATCTATCACCGTTTCCAGGTGCCATAGTTTGAGTATGAATATGACCTTTTATTATTCTAAAGTATGTACTATCTGGTTTATGTATTATAGGATTAGGATATCTTGTAATCTGGTCTGTAATATAACCTACATCTACATACCACCATTCTTCGCCGAGTCTATTACACTCGTTTATTTCTGATATATTAGCACCTGCTAAACCCCAAAAAAAGTGTATGTTTCTGTCATCATCTTTCCAGCCTTTTTCTATATGAGGCCAAATTTGGTGAGATAAACATTCTTGCCATTTTATTTTATGTGTTACTAACATATTTCCATGCCGTTCCGTCTTGTATTTCTGTCATTGTAAATTGATTAGCTAATAAACTATCAATCCAATATTCTCTTTCAGGTGTATATAATGGGTCTTTTATTTGTGATAAATCTGTTAATGATACTGGTAAACCCATAGATGAATTATCACAAAAACTAGGAACACCACTCATAATAGATTTAATTACTACGGTAGATTGATAAGATACTGTACAATAAGCATTCTCTAAATCTTTTTCTAATGGTGTTGAATCTTCTTTTGTTCTAATCTTAATTTGTTTTCTAGTATACTTTTTTATTTCTTTAAGTGTTTGTTCTTCCCAATGATGATTAAACCAAAAATATTTTTTAACATGGTCACTAGGTGGTATGAATAATATATAATCGCCCTCATACTTCCAAGGTTTTAATTCAATATGTTCTCTGTATTTTTGTATTCTTTTATAGTCATCAGCTTTTAATTTCTTTATATCTCTAATGTGATAATAGTTTTTAGTTAGTCTGTATATTCTTTCGCCTGTAATTTTTGAAGCACTATGTTTATTACCAAACAAATAAGCATGGTCAAAATAATAAAAGTCTTGGTCATCTCTAATACATTCTTCTATAAGTTGACCTGTACCTCTCAACATACCAAACACAGCTATAGGTCTTACAAATTTATGGTTGTAATCCCATTTTGTAGTATCGTATTGGTCAACAGCTGCACCAGGTCTTTTGTATAATTGACCTTTCGCACTATCAACTAATGCTCTAACAGGTATATCTGTATTCTCTCTTGTTTCAAA